CCCAGCACCCCGCCGCAGCCTGCGCCCCCAGTAGGATGGAGTGCGTGACCTGGATGGTGCTGGCAACGAGCGGCATACGGTCGTACTCGTAAATCAGCACACCCTCGTACTGGCCCTTAAAGGACGAGCCGGTGAACAAAGGGGACGAAGCGTTCGCAGTCGGTGGAATGAGCAACATGGCGTTCCGGTACGCCGCATCACCATCAATCAAATCGCGGATGGCGAAGGGGTGGTGGACCGACACAAAATACTCTTCCATGTTCTGCCCCGTGACGATACGCATGGGGCGGATTTTCGCGTACGCATTGACGGGAATCTGCGCCTTCCGTTTGGCAATACGCAGGATGTTCGTGGTCAACTTGTCATTCGTGTTATCCACGCTCTGGAGCGCGGTCGCGTGCGTGGCATTCCAGTTGGAATCCGCCGCACCGTACAGGTACCGCCCCCGTACCCGCCGCGTGGTAGCGTCACAGAGGGTGTTGATAAGGTCCTCTTCGAGGGCGATCTGTGACTTCTCCACCAGTGCTTCACGCCCCTGATTGAGCAAATCCCACCCGACACGCTTCTGCGACATGGGCACGTCTTCAAACTTCACCACATGCCGCACATTGTCGATGGTGATCCGCTGGTCGTAGAATTCAACGCGGCCTTCGTTTCCTTTGGCCTTGTTGCGCCCATCGACCCGCCCACCGATCAACTGGGATCGAATGCCAATCGTGACGGCATCGCCTGCTTCTTTGGCAAGGTCCATCTTCACCTGAATAGGAGCCATCTGCGTGGCACCCATGAAGTTCTTAAACCACAACGAACTCAGGTATTCGCTGTTTAATTGTCGGTCCCACTGTTCTTCCGTGAGGCCGTTCGCTGTCAAAATCTCGGTATACGCCATGGAACGGTATTCCTTTTATGCAGTGTTTGGAGCATGGAACGTTGGAAAGACCTTGTTCAAATCCGGCACAGAACCTTGGGACGGTTGGACGCGGTTGGATTCGCGTGGCGCACCCGTTGCCCCCGAAAGGCTGTTCACGGTTGAGATCGGTTTACCCTTCAGTTCCGCTTTGATTTCGGCTGTTAAATTCTCCCGCTCCTCTGCAATGATGGCTTCACGAATCTTCACAGGATCACGCCCGTACTTCTCGAAGAACTTGTGCTCTTCGACAACCTTCATCGCCTCCAGCACCGGACGGGTGGAGTTCGACACCCGCATCTTGATCGCAGGGTCCATGATTTCGAGTTGTTGGTACGGACTGTCGGTGTCCCAGATGAGCTTTTGGATCTGTTCAGCACCGTATTGATCGACCATCAATTGATTGTCGATCTCCACACGCGCTTTAAACTTCTCCATCGCGGTCAACTGCTCCGGTGGGACGGGTTGGGGTTCCACGTAAGTTCCGTCAAGTTTTGCCTTGACCACCTCCAATTCCTTCACCAGTGCAGAGTGGGACTTTTTGAGTTCCTTGTTCTCCTGTCCAAGTTTCGTGGCGTAGTCGCGGGTATCCTTTAACCGTTTATTGAGGGTGCCCACGTCTGCATCACCTTCGCCGTCCTCCTTTGGCTCCTGTTTCGCGTCCTTTGCGGCACCCTTCACGTCTGCTTTCGACTCCACTTTCCCGTCTGTGGATGCCTTCTCTACGGCTTTAACGGGCGCAGGGGACGGCTTTGCAGGTTTGGTGATGGGTTTCTCGGGGGACAGCAACGTGTCCAGCCCTAAGCCATTCTGGAGCGATTTCGGGTCTTCTGAGGCAGCTTTCGGTTTCGGTTCAGTTGACATGCACACACTCTCCTTTGCCTTCCTGCGGTGCAGGGGATGGCGGTTTGCCTCCTCGTTAATTGAGGGATGGCGTTTATCCTAAAAAGACGTATCGCGTATTTTTAATATGTAGAATGCGTTCTTTGCGCTTCTCGTCGTCGTCAAAACGCTCTACCTCATGAACATGTAAATCCAATCCTTCGTCCTTAAACCGCTCCTCCATGTGACGGGTGATGGATTCGGGTGTTTGGATCAATTCGTGCGGGATGCGGACTTCGCGTGCCATATTTACTTCCCGATGTATTTGGTGGAGAAATGCTCGTTAATGTTCAGGTTCGTATGTGTGGATTGCTGGAAGCGCATGAGCCCCAACCCCATGCCGATAGGTGCACCCCCTGCGAATGCCTTTGCCGCTCCTTGCCCCACACTCTCCCGCGCTGTGACCATATGCGTCTCTTGAGGCAACTGGCACACTCCACTCGCATCTACTGAGAACACCTTGACGCGATCCCAGTTGGGCCACCAAATGTTCCGGCTGTATGAGTGTTGAACGCATTCGTCTCGTACACGGCTGGTATCGATGGCGGTCCCCAATGCACACCCTGCGAACAGTAACGCGCATGTGACAATCGAGATGTACTTCACGCCTTCACCCCTTTCCCTTGCTCGTCACACATCACAAACACGCCCCCTGCGGCTTTACAGAGTTGATTCGCCTGCTCGGGGGTGAGGGGGACGGGGGTGTTCTTTTTAAACGATACCGGCTCGCCCTCTGCGGCACTCTTCGAGATAAAGGGCACCGGGAACTGGATCACGGTGTTGTCTTTCGGCCCCACGTACTTCACATGCTGAGTGATGGGTTTCGGTTCACTACGCTTCGGTACTTCCACTGTCGGCTCCTGTTGGTTCGGTGGTTTGTTGCTGTAATGCCATCTCCTGCTCGTTGTTCATTTGACGGAGTGCAAGTTGGTGTTGGGCGAGGGCATTCTCTTGCTGGAACTGAAGCTTTGAGGCCTCCACGCCGCTTTTGACACCTTGGGTGATTTGGGTTTTCACAATTTCGAGTTGCGCTTTGTCATCGCGTGCAGGTCCGCGCCCTTGCGTTTGCTCGTACTGTGCGAGATCGGGCATATCCATCTTTGCTGCGAATGCCGCTTTCTCCACTTTGTCTAACTCGCTCCAGTTCACTGCGACACTCATTTTCGGGGGTGGGGGTGAGGATTGCGACATCGCCTCCACCACTTTGAGCGACTTCTCCTTATCGCGAAGGTTCGAGTTCATGATGAGGAGTTGCGCCCACTGCGGGCCGTACTGCGCCACCTGCGGGAGGACCGTGGCGAGTTGGTCAAAGGATTCTTCGTGTGCAGTGGCGTAATCGGGCTGTTCCTTCACGATCACGTCAAAGACGCGGTTTTTAATTGCTTGGAACTGTTCCTTGGACACCTGCACGACCTTCGCCTTCTCCTGGTCGTCGGTGATCTGGAACACCATGTCGGTGTCGAAGAAGTTCTGGATGTACGCGGTCACCAACTGGGTTTTCATTTTGCGGGTGCGTCGCAGGTTGTCGAATATGTCCACCTGCGAGAGGTGATACGGCATTTGCTGCGCTTGCACACCCGCCCCACTTCGCATCTCGCCTTGGGGGGCGAGGTAATCTTCGCCCGCGAGACGCTGCAACTCCCCCTTTGCTTCCTGCAACATTTGCAGGTTCGCCTGCCCGATGTCTTGGTTCTGGTGCAGCATGAACTTGTCGAACTTGCCGTTCTCCAGTTCCACCTGCCCATCCGCGTGTGCGAGTTCAGTGGCAAGGGCGTTTCGATCACGGATTGCGCCGCGCTCGTAAATCGAGAGACGGTTGTTGAGCATGTACAGTGCTTTGGAGCGGCGACTGTTGATTTCGCGGTTGGGGTCGATGAGCCGCAGCACGCGCCCGTACGGTTGCCCGTTCTTCTTGCGGTGGCAGTAATACGGGAGGAAGGGGTACAGGCTCGTTTTGTACGGGGAGGGCACAGTCTTTTGAATAAGCACATCCCCGCATACCACGGCCATGTACAAGCAATCCCGCATCATGGTGCTTCTACGCGCACCAGGGATGAGTTTAAGGGCGCGTTTCTGGAGGCGTTCGTCCACCTCTTCCCCGAGGATACCGAACGGCGTCACCACCACATCTTCTTTGCGGCGTTGCTTGAACCACACCTCTACGGGACGGATAAGGCGGCGTTGTTTGTCGAAGAACTGAAACTGTAAGTCCTGTGTGACACTCGGGTCGAGCGTAGAGAAGATGGTGCGGGATGGAAGTGCCCCGTTGTACGCAGCGCGGAGTGCGCCTTCGAGTTTATCGCCCCACCGCGACAACGCCTCGTCCAAATCTAACCAAGGGTATCGAAGCAGGTATCGTGCTCCTCCTCGGGGAGTGTTCCAATCATATCGTCTACAAAATGGATCAACAGCGATGGTGAATGGGTCCTGCTCGTCGATGAAGATGCGCGGGGAGCCCATTGTCTCACTCTCGACACCGCACTCCAGCACTCCAAACCCACCCGTGAGTCCATCGCGCACCGCCTCTTTTTCAGCGAACAGGTAATCGGTGTCTTGATCCACGAACCGGTGGAGTTCACTCAACACACTGGCGAGACCGTCATCGATGGGGGTATTACGCCCTACGAGGGTGTTTTGCACACGCTGGCGGGTGTACTGCCCGAGGGTGCGTTCCACGACCTGAACACACTCGTTGTACACAATGTCGGGTTGGTTACGCTCTTTGAGGACCTTTAATTCCTCGGGGGAGAGTTGTTTCTGTTCCACGAACCGGTAACACAGGTCCGCATCCTCCAACCAATCATGGCGGATGGGGTGGGAGGTACCTTCCTGGATCATGGGTCCGAAGGCACTCAACTGCACGTCTTCTTTTTTACCGGCGATGTCAAATGCCACGGTGCGGTACCTTGTAGGGGCGGTCGAGGAGGTACGTCTTCTTTATGTAACGGAAGTCAGGATTCTCCTCATCCGCCACATTTCGCCACGTAAAAGGAACGGGGTGAAGTCGTTTCCACTCAAGCGTAAGTGGATCACAGTTGTCACACGTCACCGATGAGATATGAGAACATGTTGTCATAATCGTTACCGCCACCCCGTTAAAAGACCCCATTTGTACGCTCTCTCACGCCCCAGGAGGCGTTCAGTGACACACCCGAACCACACAGGCAGGGTGCGTTTCCAATTCACTGAATTGTCGAAATTCCGGTACGTGATCCGCCAAAAGTTCATGTTCACTACGCCACCACCCACGACACCTTTTTCCGTTTATGTACCTTCGGGGTGTACCCTTTGAACCGCGTCAACTGCTTCTGGACCCACCGTTGAATGGCATACGCATCCAGGTAATTCGGTGACGCCATCCCACGGGCTTTCATTTGCTTCTTGGACTCAATCTTTATTTTGCCGTTTGGCAACACCTCGTACTTCACCGCGTTCGCTTCGTGCATGAGTTCGGTGTGGTGTGGGATTTTAACGAGTCCGTGTTCAAACTCCTCGCGGACATTCCACAGAATTTCGTCACGCAAGGAAGCGAACCGTGACTCGTCGGAGGCGGACTCTGCGACATTCACCGCGTACAGGCGCTCAATTGCAGTGAAGCGGTTAAGCTGGTCGTACACTGAGGACCCTACACCGATGATGTCGATGCCGACTCCGTATGTCTCGTTCTCTTTATGCAGTTCGTGGACGTGGTATTCGGTCCACGCGGCGATGTCTACGCCATCGAGTTTGGTGTACTCGTGTATCTCCTCGATTACTGGCCCGTGTCCTGCGACGATAACGGAGAGGTCGTCTCCAAATCGCGCAACATCAACTCCAATTGAGAGGGGGTCATCTTGTGCAGCGTCGAGGTCCCTATCGACTGCGGCGAGTAACCAATCCCAGGGCACAAGTGCATCGGGCGTGGCGTTAGGCGGTAATCCAAGTACTCGTATACGGAATGCATTCGAGTCTCGTCCATACTTCTTCTCCATTCGCGCCACGTGGTCACGGTTGACGTTTTCGCTCTCTTCCGCATTCCAGCGTTTACAAATCCACTCACCGGGGTGCGTGTATACCTGTGCGACGGCGTTTGTGACCTCGAAACTGTTGGTGTCGTTTGTGCTGCGTGCGGTACCGTAATGACTGTTGTAAAAGAACCCATGATTTTTCGTGACGTTCCCGATCATGAGCACGAGGTTCAACTTGCCGCCCAGACCACCCTCCAGGGGTCTGAACACGGCGTCGGCAACACCGCTCGCTTCGTCCACCACGATTAGTTTGAAGGGGGCATTGAAACCCGCAATCGTTTCAGCTTGTTCGTCTTCGCTGCTGTTCGTGGACACGGTGCGGGGGATTGCAAACCATTCCTTGCCGCCCGCTTCAGTGAAGTAAATCTTTTCCGCTTGTGCGGTGATAAAGTCTTTAATCTTGGACCGCCGCAGCCACTTGTTGATTTCGCTCCACAAGATTGCACGTAACTGCGAGTCGGTGGGAGCGGTGCAAATAATCTTCGGGTACAGGGTGCAGATGAGGAAGTGCAGGATACACCAGGCAGCGAAGGCGTCTTTACCGGTGGTGTGGCCGCTGTGGATCGAAATGCCGATCTTCGAGACGTACGGTTGCTCAAACCCACTGATCGTTGCGCCTTCGGCACGCTTCAGTTTGACGCGGATGAGGGTGCCCCACTCCTTTAACGCCTCTTCCTGCTGCTTCGTGGGGGTGACATCGAGCGCTTCCTTCACAAACAAATCGGGGCGTGTGAGCCACTCCTTTATTTTGTCCGCTAGCTGTGACATTCAGGTTACAGGTCGTCCTCTTCCGCTTCCCGCTGCCTCACGTATGCCTGCCAGTCTTGGAGAGAGGTGGGGTGGAATTCGTTACTTGTCGTACACCATACCCCGATCCACCGCCCATCGCGCCACGCACCCATCTTCCTCAAGTCGTCCATTTCGTATGCGGTGATGCGGTTCGACATGTAACGAGGCGCAGGGCACGTCACTTAAGTTGTTTCCTTTTGCACTGAATGGCGAATCCAACCACAGGGGTCACAAACGTGACGTACTCCACCCCACGTACTTTAACGACGTGCTTGGTTTCGTTCCCTGTTGGTTGGACGGCATATACGTCGAAGGGGCTGTGCGAACCGGCACTTCGTGCGGCGATATACCCCTTTGCTTCCCATTCCTTTTTCACGCGCCGCTCCATGGCGGCGGCACGGTTGTATTTCAAATTAGGCACGCGGGAGTCGCCCTTTCACACTTTTGACGGCTTGAATCATTTTGTACAGTCGTTCGAGGGCAACGTCGCAGTCGGCTCGGGTGAGTTCGTCGGGTCTGACGACTCCAAGGGACTTGCCGTTGGCGTCGAACTCCCATTTGAAGAGGATTTCTCGGGGCACGCCTCCACCTCCTGTGTGATGTTGCGGGAGAGGGGGTCTTTGTGTGCCTCCTCGATGGACTTTAAAAGCACTGAGACGTTTGATGTGCTTTGACCGCGTTCCAACCGCCCCAGTTCGTTCACCACCTTCAGCGCAAGGGCGATGTCTTTCACAGAGGCACACTTTTTATCGTTCATGAGGTCGCTGAGGTACACCAGCAACCGGTACTCCATCGTCTCCAGCAGATCAGATTTGTTGCCCCGGTATGCGTACAGGTTGCCAGGTTCTTCGAGGAACGCATAAAACTTCTTGAGGGAGTTCACCACGTGGGCTTCGGTGGTGTTCTGCGGCTGCGCGATCTGTTTGTACGTGAGTTTCTCGCGGAGTCGCAGTGTGACGGCTCTCGCGTGGTCGAAACGGACGTATTTTTGCTTCTTGGCGGGGGTATCGAGGGTGGAAAGGGCGGTTACGTCCTGCTCCGTGATGGTATGTTCGTCCTGTGGTGTGGTGGAACCCATTGGAGTGTCTGTAACGTCCCTTCCTCGGTGTCGAAAATGGATGGTTCTGTGAGTAATCGCAACAAACGGGGTGACGGAGACGGTGGATTATCGAGAATGTGAAGGAAAAGCTCGAAATCCCGCTCACTTAGAGTGATATGTTCCATAAAAAGAGGGGCGGTATTTTGCAGGTGTGGTGGATGAAGGGCCGACCCCGTTTTCCACGCCCTTTTTCCCCCTGTACCCCCGTCAAATTATTGACATTGGGACCCCTACTGCACATTTTTGTACGGCACAGGAGTTACATACTGTGCGCCCGCGCACACTGTATCCTTTTGTGTACACCGTATCCTGTACACCTGGTACAGACACGACTGCTGACTCATTCCCATTCCATTCCCATTTCCATTCCCACAGCGTTCTCATTCCCATTTCATTCCCACGGTAAGTTATTGATTCCCAAAGCGTTCTCACCATTCCCATTCTCACGTATCGTATATAAATATATAGAGTGGGAATGGGAATGAGAAGAGATTGTATATCTCTTCGAATATGAAAGAAGGCAATCAAGCTCTATTATGAGCTTGCTTGGCAATCGCGTGAGACACGCGTGTGTATCCAAAGAGATACACCTGTGTAAAAGTGTGCGATTTCGCACGTTTTGTGTATAAAGTGACGATATTTCGTCACTAAACGCTGCTTGTCCAACGTTGCACGTGCATAACATTGTACAAACTTGACAAACTTACTCAACAATACACTCCCGTACTCATACATCTCACACTACACTTCATACACTCACAAACCCGCGCCAGATACCCTGTAAAACGCACACAATGCCCTTATACGACACGATCATGCACATACCGACATTGACAATACCATTGACAATCGCATCACAGTGTGTGTGTAATTGTCACACCTGTGTTACAAAGTGCACATGGACTGTGTGAGATATGTGACAATCCCTTCCGAGTGCTGTACGCGACACGTAACAAAATCAAGCATTTACGCGAGTGTGAAAGTTGGCACGAGTACTGCAACCTAAAGAGGCATGAACGCGAACACAAATAGAAAGGAACACGAAATGCACACTCTCATGCATGGTGATACACGGTATTGCGGTATGTGGATTGCGCGTGAAGTAAAAGTTACTGGTGCACATTACTGGATTATTGATGCACGTGGTAACGAGACGTATTATGGACTTCAGGCACCGACTGAGGCGCAGATTGACGCGTATGCGAAACGTGCGCGTGGTTGGTAACAATGCGCTATGAGTGTCACACAAAACGAACATTACTCACTGTGAAGGGGGTTATTATGGTTAAGGTAGACAAATCCATTAAGCAGGCAATACGCGACAAGTATGCATGGCCAGGTGGCTACCCTCTGTATCTGCTAACAAGTGATGGTGCAGCATTGTGTGTGGCCTGTGGCAAGAAGGAATACCGTAATATTGTGCGGGCCATTCATCATAATGTCTCCAATGGCTGGAAAGTTACAGCTGCCGACGTGAACTGGGAAGATACGGAGCTGTATTGCGACCATTGTAGTCAGCCTATTGAGTCAGCATATGGCAACAACTAACACACAAGCAAGGGGGCTTAATGTGGAATTGACAACGGAACAGAATGCGGAGTTATCACGACTCAAGGCGTACTTCCCGTATCGCGTGGTATGGGGCGCGATACATCCAGACACGCAAGAATGGTTTGCATCTGCTAACACTACCAAGCGGCAGATGAATAGTTATGCACGGAATGGCTGGATTGTGTTTCAGGTAAGTTAAACACACAAGCAAGGGGGTTAACATGGATCGTAGCCACGACTTAGTAGGTAGCTGGATCATCGTCGATAAGGCTACCGGCAAGCCCGTTATTGAGCTGTATAGCCAGACCAACGTGGCGCGAGTGAATACTGAGAAGTATCAGGTGTATACCGCAGAGGAATGGTTGATACATTTTAATCGTAGCGTGAGCAACTAACACACAAGCAAGGGGGTTGCGCGTATGACACCTAAGACTCAGTTACCGTGGCATATTGGCATGAAACCAGGGCCTATGGTCTACGGGCCGTTAGGAGAGCAAGTAGCAGACTGCCGTGGCTTACTGGAAACACGTGAGAGTTGTACCAACGCAACCTATATTGTCGGTGTCTGCAATGCCTATCCAGTACTTATTGAAGCATTACGATATATGGTGCATATGGCAGGCGAGGGAAACACACCTGGCAATATATTAAAATTACTTGAGGAACAAGAATAACACTTAACAATCCCGCAGCATAACGGTATATGCTGCAACGTACAGGAGGGCGTACACATGAATAGCACACTCGTTAAAAAGCAGGTCAAAACATTCAAGAAAGTCTATGTAGAGAATGACCGTGAATATGTCTTGATTGCCAAGGTACGTTATGACGATGAGTGCGGGAACGGTCATAACACGTTCGCCATTACTGGCGAGATATGGCGAGCGGAACAAGGGCAGCCGATAGGTAGGGATTGCGAATCATGCGGGTGTATCCATGAGGATATTGCTAAACGTTTACCGGAACTCGCCCCTTATATTAAGTGGCACCTTACGAGTAGTGATGGGCCTATGCATTATATTGCTAATACTGTGTATCACGCACAAAGTTATGGCCCACGATATGCGTGGATCTATTACACTGGCCCACAAGATCCGTTAGGTATTGAGGATGTCAAGGAGCGATGTGTAGGGTATGTAACGGCAGACAAGGCAAGGGCAGCAGAAGGACAACCAGGGTATCGCGTGGTATGGGATGAGAAAACAGCGAAAGAAGCAAACTTAGACCATGCGCGTTCCTCTGCGGTATGGCCAGATGCAACAGACGAGGATTTACTTACGCCAGGGCTTGAGACACGATTACAGGCAAGACTTCCGCGCCTAATGAAAGAGTTTAAGGCGGCTGTTGAATCGTTAGGGTTTGTGTACTAGGAGGATAACATGACAAACAAAACCGCACAATTTACGCCGGGACCGTGGTACGTACACAGCAATAAGATTGCAGTAGGTGATAAAGATAATGACAGACATATTATTGCCGATATACGCGGCATGGAGGCATTCGGTAACCCAACACCCAATGCCAACCTCATCGCCGCTGCTCCGACCATGTATGAGGCGTTGAAGCGAATCAAAGTACTTATGGAATCTGGTGATATTGAGGGTAGAGATTGGGTGGAGTATGGACACATAATAAACGCACTCGCACAAGCAGAGGGTAGTAACCATGCGTGACTTCTTTTTCCATATCGTTGCGCGTAAACGTGGCGCGCTTGGGATAAGGTCGGAGTTTTCAGGGTATCGTGAGGAGACCTCAGAGGCGAACGTCTTAGCAAACCTCTATACCACGTATGAACACATAACCGTGTTAGAGATACGGGAAAGAAGACCGTGGCGTACGATGTAGTGCCTAACTCATGTTCTAGGAGGAAGTCATGCCAAAAAAGAGAGTCACCATAAAAGAAGTGTATCAATTTAATGAGTTGAGTGACCGAGCGAAAGAACGAGCGAGGGAGTGGTACCGCGAAGGTGCGCTTGACTATGACTGGTGGGAGAGTGTGTACGAGGATGCAGAGAGGGTAGGGCTGAAAATAACGGGGTTTGACCTAGGACGTGCGCAGGGGTGTGAGGGGAGATTGATAATGAGTATAGAGGAGTCGATTCAAGCCATATTGAAGGATCACGGGAAGGACTGTGACACCTATAAACTCGCTATGGAGTACAAGCCCCAAATTCAGGCATTGCGGCAGCGAGAAATGGAGGCAGAGGAGGCTTTGAGTGATGAGCTTGCCGAACTGACTGAAGAGTACACCTATGCACTCCGAAAAGAATATCGGCATATGTTACGGCAAGAGTATGAATACCTATTATCAGATGAGTGTGTGGATGAGACGATTTTAGCGAACAAGTACGAGTTTTTAGAGGACGGCACACGCGCATAGATCGACTAGGCTGATACAATCCAATTAGGCATGAGTGAAAGGGGGACATATGAGGACGATACTACGCAACAATGACGAGGTGTGCCGCGTGTGGGCGCAACAAAATCAGAGTCAAGGGAAATCAGGCAACATATTTTTTGATGGTCCACGAATCTATAGCTATGGCCGACACTTTGAAGCGGCGAGGTTTGTAGACGCGGAGACGGTATTGATTACCTCACGAAGATACAGCCCCACGACGGCAAAGCACCTCAGTTTGGTATGCCGTGCGGTGATACACAAGACGAGGTTTATTGTGCCGTCGTTTACGGATCATCAGGAAAATATTGTCTATCTGATCGACCAGGCAAAAGATTCCTATGACGAAGCAAAACGCGCTCGCAAGTATGCGGAGGGTTGTATCTCTCGCGCAAATCTCTATGCCGAACAAGTCCGGCAATATATGGCGAAATTTCAGGTCCAGGTGCCGGACTCGCACAAAGAATTGTGGCTTGCACTCCACACTGAAACGTATCTGAACAGTGAAGTCCAGGCGCAATTGCTGGCGAAGGCGAAGGCGAAGGCGGCACCACTCGCACAAGCAGAAGGACGGCAAGCATGAAACACACAACACTACGCGAACGTATGCTGAGACGCGCACGTCGAATACACACCCTGCAACGTCTCACAGTGTGGGGGTTACTGGTGGGATTTTGGGTGGTCGTGATACGGGCTTTTTTGTGAGCACATTGTCACACACAGGAGGCAGACACATGAAAACAAATATAGTGGTGAACACCGAACAAGAATTATTCGTTATCCCATGCGGTTCTGGATTTACATGCTTAGGATTTAGTGTGTGTTTCGACCGTTCGGTGAAACTCGCACAAGAATTAGGGGTGACAGTACCAGCAAAACGATACAAAGCAACGAGGGGGGCATATGAATACTACGAGCGATTAATTGAAATCGCAAAGCAACGCCACAATAAAACAGGATGGAAGAGTAATTCAGAATTAACCCCTCAACTTATTGGACTCGAAGGGAAACGTGTTGAAGTGAAAGACTGTTACGGGGAAATACGTCGTTTCAAGGTAGGAAAGTCAACCGGGTTTATCCCCTGCCACCTGGAATTGGCTAATTCACGGTCTACGGGTGGTGGTGCTGTAATGGGGGCACCGTTTGAATATGTTAAGGTGGTTTCTTGATTTAACCACACTGTCACACACAGGGGGCAATATGAGATACGGATTACCGAAAAAGGGTTGGTTAAAGAGCGAGAAAACGGGATTGCATGTTCACCAGTCTAAACACGATTACACGAAATACACCACACTAGAGCAATGTGCGGAAGCGTATCGAAAGTACTGGGAGTTTGTAGCAGCGGAAATGAATGGGCCTAGACTTTTCTAAACCGTCACACACATGGAACACACAAGGAGTACAAAGTGAAATACGTACGTGTCAAATACATCGGCCTGCAACATACCCCGCACCGGGGGTCGTTCAAATTGTACAACCTGCTCGAACCGATGAACGACCACCCGGTACATTCCACAGTATCGCTGAACACGATCCACGCGAATGGGTTTGAACCGATTGAAACGGAGGGGCTTTAACAATCACACATACCGCGAAACGTGTAATATGAACAATGACAATAAAGACGTACAGGAGGAGTGAAAATGAGCACATTTACTTGCCCAAAATGTTCCAGTGCTGTGACAGAGACGTGCAGTGGGTACAGCAATTCCACCGACAGAGGCACACCGTACACATACACGAGGTGTGTGCTGTGTGGGTTTGTCCGTCACCACTTGGACGCGCGGGAGATGCGGGAACACCGCGAAATTGTGGGGGATGCGCAAATTCGGACACAGGTGAATGTTGTACACACTAGGCCAACCCCTAGGGCCAAAATACTTTCATATTCTGGCTCGTAAAACAGGTATTTCCGTTTGATTTATTTGTCACACACAGGTAACAATATGGCTACGGCAAGGTGTGGTAGGACGGACTACATTCAACAAAAGGATTGTCGATGCCAACATACTATGTTACGCTCCCATTTGGACGGGAGGTGCGGGTGGAGTGGTTTGCGGGGCTTCGCGGATTCTCACAACAATGGGTTGGGGAAGTAAACGCAGATGGATGGTGGTTTGAGTACAGGGGGGTGTATGTATCTTACACACGATTCACACCTCGATTCTGGGGGGAGCACGATGATGAGCCAGACACGAAAAACATACCCTCTGGAACGGGTGATTGCAGCGTTGCGGCGGTTGGACCCCACGTTGGGGAAGAAGGAATTGCATGTGGCAGAGGTGCTTATCGCGGTTGCACAGAGACACCCACATGGGTTAACGCAAATGGAGATACTGGAAACAATACGCCGCACCGACCAACGCCGGTCGAGACAGAATGTGACGTATTGCCTGGATCACCTTGGGGGGTCATTGAATCCGACGAAACGGCACCTTCCGCACCTCAACTTAACGTACCGCACCGTTAATGAACTGGATGATCGCACAAACACCGTACGCCTTACCCGCCACGGTGAGCATGTAATGGAGCACTTATGAGACGCACCACGAAGGGGATTACACAACGCGGCAGCAAATACAGAGTGAGCGTGGGGAGTGGCGTGAATCGTGTCACCACAACTGTTGACACACTCGACGATGCGGTGAATGCGCGTACCATTATGAAGGCGGAAACCTTTATAAACCGCACCGCGTACACCCTCAAAGACGCATATGTGCAGACGGTGCGTGAGTGTTGGAGTCGCGCCAAAAGCGGTGAACACAGTGCTGCAGTCGCACAAAGGGTGCTGCAATACTTCAACCCCGCTCTCCTGCTAACCGACATCACCCGCACCGAAATCGCTGAGATGGAGGAGCATTTTAGAGCACAAGGCAACACAAACGCCACCATTAACCGTAAATTAAGTGCGTTGTCCAAAATGTTAAATGTCGCGTACGAGCATGGTTGGTTGAAAGCACTGCCCGTCATACATCAACATAAAGAGGGGGTGGGGCGCATACGGTACTTCTCAGTGGAGGAGGAGCGCACCTTCCTCGCACTCCTGAAGGAATGGGGGAAGACGGATGCGCACGATTACCTTTCGGTGCTCCTTGATACCGGTATGCGCCCTGGCGAATTACTCGCCCTCCACAAGCAAGACATTAACTTTACACAGAATTTGGTGCACATCTGGATGAACAAAACCGACCACCCACGCTCCATTCCAATGACACGCCGGGTGCGCGACATTCTGTTCACCCGCACTGTCACACACCCCAAACCATTCCCGTACCGGGAGAAGTGGTTGGAGCACGCATGGAATCGAATCCGCCTGATTATGGGGTTAGAGGATGATGAGCAATTTGTGGTATATGCGTGTCGGCATACGTGTGCCACACGGTTACTGCAAAGGGGGTTTTCGTTACCTGAGTTGCAGAAGTGGTTGGGGCATAAGTCACTGGCAATGACGATGCGGTACGCACATTTAAGCCCCACCGCATTGCTGAAAGGAGCGGCATTACTCGAACAAGAGGAGGTGTCACATGAAACGCACAATTCCAGTCATTCTGTTGTTACTGACAGCGTGCGCAGTGGATCGATGCCCGGAGTGCGGGGAGCCGAACATCCCCCCGCCAGTACCACGGAACGTGCAGTTGTACAGGCAATGTGTGCAACAACTCCCACTCGAACATTGCAACCAAATGGCGGACAAGTGGGCGATGGAGGACCAATTACACAGGCTGGAGATGCAGAACGCGCAAATGATGCAGAACCAGAATTTGATGTTCATGTATCAAAACCTTCCAGGGAGGCGGTATTAAACAAAGGGGGTGTGCAATGATGACGATTGTGGGGGTGGCGGTGTTGCTGTGGTTTCTGGAGGAGTGTGTGGGGTGCAGGAAATAATCCCCCCACACCACAAACTTGTACGGGTGGGGTGTTGGGGTGCGCAGAGGATGAAAACGGTACCACCTCGTCAAATGGTGCGTTGTACATGTTGCGTATTTTCAAGGTGTTAACCGCATTGCACGAGTAAAGAAAGGAGTGTTAATCTCTTCCATTTTACTTCCGTACCTGTGACAATCACATAAGAACCCGTTTTGTTTCACAAAAAACACAACGGGTTTCTTTTGCTCGCAACTGTCACAGTTGTAGAACACTTTAACACTGGTACCGCGAACTGGTACCGATTTGGACGGAAAGGATGCACCACATGAGCGCAAAGGACACCTTTAAGGAACTGGCAGAAAAGATGGAGTTGTACCGCACAGAAGCCGACCGTGAGCTTGGAGTCGTGTGTGCGGTGGCGATGACCGCGTACAATATCGACGCAAACGAAGCCTCCAAATTGCTGCGTGCGTTGGTGGCCCTGGGGCGCACACACCGAACTGCTTTATTCGCGGATTGTATTTCGTCCTCCTTGATCGAGCTATACCCCACCAACCCCGAGCAAATGCTCGCCTCCATGGAGCGGATTGCGGCTTTCCTTAGTAAGTGCGGGTCGGTGGAGGAGTTCGAACGCATTGCACAAACGAATGGAGGTGTGCCGCCGGCACTCAACAACTAACAGGAGGCACAGCAATGTACACACTGAAGCTGTTTTACCGGCATGGGTCCTTTTTCACGATGTACAACACCGATCCTGTTGTGCTGGAGGAGAGTGGGGAAGAGGCACAGAAAGGGGGGTTGGTGGTGGCATGGCGGGTGGTCAATGTGGATACCGGCAAATGTTATTCGTACTGGAGGGAGAACGAGGATGAGCGAAATCGAGCCTACGAACTATGAAGCGATGTTGACAGAGGATGTCTTGAAGCAGGTTAAACGGTACTCAGAACATTTGTCCTCACGTGTCCACGGGGCATTAACCCCCGAGGATATTGTGCAGGCTGCGATTGTGATGATGCTGAGGAGGGAGAAACGCCCCCCAGTTCACGATATGGTGGGGTTCCTGCAATGGAGGATGCAACTGGTGGTGTTTGACTGGACAAATGGGTGGCACAATGAGGGTGAAGTACCACTCCCATTCTCGACCTCACGAGAACGTTATCTGGCAACCCGCCCCATGCCGGATACCACCGACCACATTAAGGCGTTGCAAATACCCGACCCTTCGCAATCGTGGGGGTTGCTCCTCGATGTGGAGCGTGCTGTTCACACACTCACACCGACGGAGCAACAGATGGTGAGGGAATTGTTTTGGGATGAGGTAATGGTCTCTGAGGTGGCGAAGAGGGCGGGGGTGACGATGCGCGCCATACAACGCCGCATGATTAAGGTGAAGGAGAAGCTTCGGGAGGCGTTGAAAGATTACGATACGCCTGAACGCGACGGTAAAAGGTGGACCGGCTCATCTGAAGCGGCCCCTTTATAAATTGTTCATAAATGGACAACAGATCCATCCCTACATGCTCCTGTAGGATGACAGAAAGGGTGTCATTCCCATTCCCATTCTCACACAGGGTATGGGATTCGTGGGAATGAGAATGGGATTGGTTACAGACACGCAACCCATGATTACCATCAAACTCCAGAGTCCATTGGTGTCCCAAGTGCCCTGGGGTGCGGCTCCCTGCAACACAGAGCATACGGGTGGTTTTATCCACAGCCACGTAGTTCATCACAATATCCGCTCTGTCAGCTCGTGCGGTCGCGCCCCGCCCCATGTGCTTCTTGGTGGCGCGATCCACGGCACTCTGTTCACCCCCTTTGGGGTTGAAAGGGGGGCGGCCTGTGTTGTGAATTAGAACCACCGCAACGTGTTTGGAGCGTGCAAGTCTGCGGAACCGGCGCATCTGTACGTTGGCTTCCTCGTTATCGTTTTCATTCTTTACTGGGTACGCATCGCATAAGGGGTCAGCAATCACAATGTCGTATTCACCAGGAGTCATGGTTTCAAGTTTATGAAACAACTCCGCACCGTTGATGTCGCCCCCATCAATGTCCCGTGCGGGGAACGCCCAGTTCTTGGACCGGTGCCCGATGTTAAACATCGTGTCCACTCTCGTCTGGTCGTCCACTTCGTAATCGAAGTGGAGAATACGCAAGGGACGGGGTGGGGCTGTATCGAGAAAGGCATCCCCATTCGACAGCTTAAAACAAAGGTTATACAACAATGTTGTCTTCCCAACACTCTTCTCACCCACAAATAACGTCACGGCTTCTTTGCGGATGTGCGGTCCCCATAAGTACCCGTCCGTACTGCCAACTTGCTTGGAGTGTTGATCGAACCACTCCTCTGCGGTCACAACCTGAAGATCCACGCGCACACTCCTTGGTGAAGGGTAAAAAGAACGGCGGTGTATCCTGTTTGCACAAAGGGTGGGCGACTGGTCGTGTTCAACGCGGGGGTGCAGGATATACGCCCCGTTCAAATTTTATGGAGGTTCACATAACATGCACGTGTACAGTCCCAGTGCCACACGCACATATGCAGAGTGCCCACGAAAGCGGTATCTGCAAAAGAAAGGGTTAACGTCGAAGTATGCCGCAAAAAGTGCCGTGGCGCGATGGATGGGGACCGCGATGGCAGCAGGGTTGGAGCAACACAACCGCATGAGAGCGTTTGCAGCCCCTTCCCTTGTCACCCCGTATCGAGCAGCTGTGGTGAAGTGGGAGGAGCAGGTTGCGCAATTCCTGGATGCAGGTGGGGTGGTGACCGATGAGACGTTTGAGACACGCATCCCACCGTTGATGCAACGCGCTCTTGAGCACTACGTGGCGCACGATGTGGTCCCTGCGGAGTGGAGTATTGCGGGGGTGGAATCGACGTTTTTGCGAGCTGGTAACGCCCGCCCCGACCTCATTGTGATCGACGCGGATGGGTATGCGCCTCTCGATTACAAGATGAAGGAATCGCTGTACGTAAAACCCGGTGAGACACGAGATGCCGCACGATCACGGGTGATGGCGGAACTGGGCGGGGAGTACGACTGGAACCAGAAGCACTATATGTGGGGCATTCGGCGGTTTATCGGGCAACCGTGTGCGCATCATTATTTAGTACTCGGTGAACTGTCACCGAAACCAGTCTTCACCATTCAACGGTACGATATTACTGAGAGCGCGATGCAGAACTGGATCGACAACGCGCACCAATGGTGGGCGAATATGTACGAGACGGAAATCGACCACATCAATTTGCCCCGAATGTCACCCACGCATGACAGTAAGTACGGAGCGTGCGAGTACCAGTATGCGTGTCTGGACGCGGAAGGCGATGAGGAGCGTTACAAACACAAGTACATCACAATCGAAAGGAGGGGGTAAAGTGGACGTGCAGTACACCATTGAAGGGGCGAGTTTCGAGGTTCCGTTGGAAGTGCTGGACGCGCAGGGAGTGGATGATACGTGGAGCATTCGTGGGGCGTATGGGGTCAAGACGGGTGATGGGCGGTTGAGGGTGGTGGTGGAAATGGAGCGTGGACGATGAAGGTGATACGCACGAACAGCACACGCATTGAACTCAATTACAGTGAGTTACAGACCATGTTACCAATCCCGAAGGGGGGTGAAATTGCTGAGATCGAAGTGAACGGCAGGAGTGGAGTGATGGCGGTGTGGTTGAAGGATACCGAGATTGTGCGGGATTTGGCGGAGAAAGCGGCAACACCAATTGTTGACCCTGCGCCGGTGGGTGGAGGAGGTAAACCATAAAATGCCGTTAAGACGAAACAGCAAAGCAGATTTCGGGTGTATTTGGCTCAACGGTCCACCAAACAGTGGTAAAACTTCCTCTTTTGCAACCTGCACGAAGCCTGTTGGTATCATTAGTGTGCCGGGTGAAAAGGGACACGCGTGTATTCCGTATGGGGAGGGGGTGGAGGCGTTTGTGTGGGAGGATGACGGTACTCCGGCAAAAGACCGCAACACTTTGTACTACCAGAGGGTATGGCGGGAAATCGAGAACACGACTACTGATCTCATTAACGGGAAGTACGGTCCTATACAAACCATTGTGATCGACGGAATGCACAAACTGTACGACATTGCGCTTGCCATCGCCACAGATGCGGAAAGCGCAGTGTTACAAAGTGCATTTGAGACAACGATTAATGAGAAAGGAAAGGAGGTCATGAAGGGGGAGTTTGACCCTCGGTGTTACGGGAAAAGCCACAAAATCATCTTCCAGTACGTCAATATGGTGGCAAGCTCAAAAGTACCAACACGCGTTTTCACGAGTTGGTCAAAAATGAAAAAAGATGACAAAAAGGATACCAGCAAGAATGCGGCGGAACATTTAATGCCCGCACTTCCTGGTGAGGCAGGACAAATGGTGTTGGGGGAAGTGGGCATTACACTCCACACAAAGGTGTCAGCAAAAGGGGAATTTCTGTGGCAGACAAAACCAGGAGGTGAAGTGGCGGGGGCGGGTATTAAGGGACCGGCACATATCGTTGAGAAGGTGCCGATGTTTATTCCGCAGGACTTCCAAGTGCTCGCGGGATACTTCAAAGAGGTGGGTTCGGTTTAACTTAAACGTCACATGCGCGTGACAGAAGGAGCGTGGGATGGTGGACATGCTGAGTGCGTTTGATGCGGTGGTGGAGGAAGGGCTTATCGAGGAAGTCAAGAAAGCAAACGAGTTCCCTGTGATTCCGTGCGGGAAGTACCCCGCGACACTGGTGAAGATGGAGGACATTTCAGGCAAGCAGAACGAAACGTTCAGCAATGGTGGCAAGAACAAACTGTACGGGAAGCCAGTCGTGAACCTCCAGATGAAGCTGGAGGGCGTAAGTGAGCGTGGGTATGACGCGTTGGACGGTTCGAGCCGCACCACGTTCATTAAGTTGTGTCCGGTTCGGGTGATGGGTGTGGACAAGAATGGGCGGGAGTTCGTGTCCCGCGAATCCCAACTCGCCACGAAACTCGTGACGATCAGCGAGACGGCTGGGAAGCCGTTCTCCGCCGCGTTGGAGTGGTTGGAACAGAACAAAATTGAAGTGGTGATCGGGCATTACACCACGGCGGACGGTACGAAGAAGGATCAAGTGGTGACGATTAATAAGTTGCAGTAAACGAGTGCAGGGGGCGGCGTGGATGGACACGTGCAGGGTAGGAGAAGGCGTGGTTAAGCTAGGCCCTGGAGTGTATAAGGCTTGCGGAAGGTCGTCCAAGTACAGC